GTCGCCGTAGAGAAAGAACATGCACTGCTCCCGGGTGGAGCCGGACAGGCAGTAGCCGGTCATCACCTGCAGGTATTCGGCCAGAGCCCTGTCCCCGCCGGTGACGGAATCCAGAAACGCCCGCCATGTGGGCGCTGCGGCGTCCGGGTCATAGATGACCTGCGCCAGACGGGTGATATACTTTTCCCGGTCATGGGGCAGCAGCTTGCGGCGGGCCAGATCCAGGATGCCGTTTTGCACGTTCAGCAGGCCCCGGTTCCGGTCGAACTGCTCCGGCAGCATGGGGATGCCGGGCAGGTGCTGGGCCTCCTTGAGAAAGGCCTCCTTGCCCCGGCTGGAGCGGCTTTTCTGGACGTGTCTGCGCTGGGCGGCGGCGTTGTCGGTATCACGGATGCCAAAGCAGGCCTTGTCCATCTGATCCAGCATCTCGTCTGCAAAGCGCTTGACGGTGGCCAGGTCGTCCCGCTGCCAGCGGGTGCCGTCCCACACCAGCCAGCACTTGTCGGTGGGGTTGTAGCGCAGGCGGTCGGCGTACCGGTCCCGGAAGCGGCGGGCGTTGCCGGTGTCGTCCATGGAGTAGGTCTTGACACCGGGGGCCGGCGCGCTGGCCGGGGCCTGCTCTCTGCCGGCACCGGTGTATTTGGCGTTGAGGGCCCGCAGGGCTTCGTCCTGATCCGCAAAGGCGGGGCCGCCGTCCGCTGTCTGCGGGGGCGGGGTGTACACCTCCTGACAGTCGGCCACGGCACGATCCAGAGTGGCGTCACCGTAGGTCTTGGCACCCCGGCGCTGGTCCCACTTGGGGCGCATGAGGCCGGAAGCGCGGAACACCCGGTCCATGCGGGCCTTGTCAGCGGCGAACCAGAAGGCCAGCAGGTTGCAGAAGCTCAGATCCGCCTCGCTGTGGCTGGCGTAGTAGGCCTGCCAGCTGCCGGCATACAGGGCCGCAAAGCGCTCCCCGTCTTTGGCGCTGCAGGCAGTATGCAGGATCTCCTCGTCGGAGCGGTCCACGGCCTGCCACACCACAGCCGGGGCGGGCGTGCCGGCGAATTCGGGCTTGGCCAGATACTGCGCATGGACGGCGGCGCAGGCCTCGGTGCGCTCGGCAATGGCCTTTGCTTCCAGCACGTTGCCGGTCACGGTGAAATACCGGCCGCCGTCGTACATTTCCAGCCCGATGCTGCTCTTGCGGCAGGGGCCGGCGGGTTTTGTGCCGGTGAACAGGATGTGCACGCCGGTGCCGCTGGGGCTGGCCTCGGTGTAGCTGTCCATCCGGGCAATGATCTGCACCGCCATATCGGAGAGGGCCCCGGTGGCCGGATCCCGGCAGTGGTCAATGTCGATGCCGCACAGCCCATCTCCCAAAAGAACCCCGACACCGCGCAGGCCATAGCGGGTGACCGCGGCCTGTGCCGCTGCCAGCGTGCCCCAGGTGGAGGGCTCGTTGGGCATGGCATTCTTGCCGGTGGCGGGGTTGATGGGAGTTTTGGCAGCATCGAAACAGACCCAGCGGCGCGCCTCTTTCAAGGGTTGCGGGAACTGTTCGAGCATGGGCACCTCCGGTTAAAAGGGCATGTCGCCGTCATCCTCGGCGGGGGTAAAGCCCTCCGCGTCGGCTGCCGGAGCGGATGCGCCCAGCACCTCGTGGATGTCGCCCATGCCCAGATATTTGTCTACATAGGTGCGGGTGTACTGGGGGTTCTGTTTGTCGGTCTGCACATTGATGGCGCAGCGGCGGCCCGTGAACTGCGGCAGGATCTGCTCCAGCTCGCTCAGGCGTTCGAGGGGCAGCTGGATGGTCTGCAAAAAGCCCTTGAAATAAGGCAGGCCGTTCTTGTGCAGGCCGTAGCTGGTAAAGGCGTAGTGGCCCTTGTACTCGCCCTCGGTCACAACAAAAGACACGCTCAGGGCCAGACCGCCGCCCGTGCGGGCCACGATCTTGGCCTCCTTGATCATGGCGTTGTAACGGCCCACCGGCACGCTGCCGGAGCCGGTGCTGGCGCTTGCCGAGGCAAATTCGTTGTCCAGTGCGGCAAGGGTGCTTGCATAGTTCAGTTCGCTCATAAGTAGTTACTCCTTTTCTGTGATGTTCATCTTTTTATAAAGGCTCCGGCGCTGCTTGTACTGCGTCAGGAGCTGGGGCGTCTTTTCGTCCACGATGTCCAGCACCAGCGCCTCGGTCTTGCCGGGGGCCGGGCGCTGGATGCGGCCGATGCTCTGCTGCACGATCACCTTGTTGCGGGTGGGCGTTGCCAGCACCAGCCGGTCCAGCCGGGGGATGTCCAGTCCTTCCTTGGCCAGCTGGTATGTGGCAAACAGGATGCGCGCCTGCCCGTTCTTCATGCGGGCAAGGGCCTGCTGGCGGTCAGCCTTTTTGGTGCTGCCGCAGACGAACTCTGCCGCAAGGCCCAGGTCCAGCGCGTACCGGTGCAGCCGTTCCAGCACGGCCAGCGAGGCGGCCAGCACCAGCCAGCTGGTGCCCTCGGTGACGGCACGGTCCAGCACCGTTTCCACCGTGTGCATCCGGGCCTCGTCCGCTGCCATGTGGTGCATCAGGCGCACATAGTCGATGGGGCTCTCGTTGGCCCGGGGCGTGTACACGAAGGCGGTGGGCACGGTCTCCACCCGGGGCGTGATGGTGATCTGTTCCAGCTGGCCGGGGTCGATGACCGCCACCCTTGGGCCCAGCACCTGAAAGATGGTCTCACTCAGGCCGTCACTGCGCTGGTCGCTGGCAGTCAGGCCGAACCGCCACCGGGCGGGCAGGCACCGCAGCACCGCGGCAAACATGCTGGCGGATTCCGGGTTGTTGACCACATGGTGGCACTCGTCCACGATCACCACGCCCACGGTACGGGACAGCTCGTCCAGCTCCATGCGGTACAAACTCTGCACGGTGGCAATGGTGAGTTTGGTGCCCAGGCGCTTGCTCTTGCCGGAGATCACGGCCACTTCCCGGTCGTCCAGACCAAGGCGCAGCTGGGCACGCTCCTTGGCCTGCTGGGCCAGATCCAGCGTGTGGGTGATCCAGAGGGCTGGCCGCCCCAGCCGGGCGATGAGCGCCATGCCGATCTCGGTCTTGCCGGCCCCGCAGGGGGCCACCAGCACGCCCTGACACCATTTGCAGGCAAGGGCGGCGTCCACGGCCTGCTTCTGGTAGTCCCGCAGGGTAAAGCCGGCCTTTTCAAAGGCGCAGGGCTCGCCCCGCAGGGCCCTGTCTTTGGACACGGTGCCTGCCGGGCGCTGCCGCCAGACTTCCTCGGCCATGCCCCGGGGCAGCGTGAGGGCGTTGCCCTTGATCTCGTACAGCATGATGGTCCTGGGAATGTTCCAGGCCGGGCGGCCCAGCCGCAGGGCGTTCTCGTAGCGGGGGTTCGGCACGGTCAGCTCCCGGATCAGCTGGTGCAGCAGCGGGGTGGGCACATCGGAGAGGTGCAGCTCTCCATCTAGGGTGTAGATCACGGGTGCACCACCTCCAGCACGTTCAGCAGGTCTGTGGGCAGGCCCTCCAGCTTCACACTGCCGCGTTCGCCGCTCTCGATGGCGTCCCGGATGTAGTACCACGGGAAGAAGCAGTCCACGGCAGGGGCGTCCCGCCGCACGGCCACCACGGCAACGCCGCCGGCGTCCTCCTTACGGGAGAGGTTCTCCACCTCGTTGGGGCGGAAGGCCGAAAAGGGCAGGTTCCCTTTGGCAATGTGCTTGCACTCAATGCCCCAGCTGCGGCCGTCGATGGTGGCCTCGATGTCATAGGGCTGGCCGCCCCAGTCGGCGGGCCAGAGCCTTGCCCATGCCTGCGGGATGCCGCCCAGCACCGCCAGCAGATCGTCCTGCCAGCTTTTGCCCCGGGCGTTGCGGGCCTGCTGCAGCTGGTCCTTTTTCTGCCGGACACGGGCGTCACTGGGCTTCATAGGCGGCCTCCTTGTCCTTCTCGGCGGCACGGCGGGCCAGCTCGGCCTTTTTGGCGCAGGCGGCACACAGGCACTTGCCGTAGGTCTTGCGGGTGAAATCTGCCAGCTGGGCAAGGGTCATTTTGCCGGTGGCGGACACCAGATGCCCGCAGGCTTCGCAGCGCACCGGCTCTTTGCCCTCGTTGGCCCAGTCGGCCAGCTGCTTGCCCAGCTCCGGCGTGATGACCGCGTTCAGGCCGTCCAGAAAGGTCACGTCCTTGCTGGCGGTGGCAATGTGGTCACGGCCGATGTTCAGCATCAGGTCGAACTCATACTCCACATCGTCCCGCTGCACAGGGGCCATGCCCACCTTCACCGGCACCTGCTTGCCGCGGTCGTTCTCGGTGAGCACATAATCCTGCTTGACCCGCAGGGTGCAGATGGTGTGGCAGTTGACCGACAGCAGGTAGTTGATGAAATCGTTCTGGATGCGGCCGGCCTCGTCCCAGGCGGTATAGCTGTTCTTGTTGGGCTGGGCGGCAATGCCGGCCTTGATCTCCAGCACACCGCCGGAGCTGTTCCAGGCATGGGACAGGCTGTCCACGATGACCACGCCCTCCGGCCCGACGGTGCGTACGGCGGCGTCCACAGCCTCCTTGTAGTGGGCCGGGGAGTACGGCGGAGCGAGCTCGATGTAATAAAAGGCCCCGATGCCCAGATCCGAACGGTTGGCGTACAGCTGGCCGCGCTTGTGCTCAGTATCAATGAGGCAGATCTTCTTGAAATCCCCGCCGGTCATGCCGGAGGCCAGCAGCAGGGCGCCCAGCGTTTTGCCGCCGCCGGACACGCCGGCCAGCGCAATGCGGAGCTTGGATTTTTCTCGGGTGGCGACAGTTACTTCTACCATGTCAATTCTCCTTTTCCGTGTGCCAGACGCGGCAGGCGGTTGCCGCTGTGCGGGCAATCTCGGGCACGTTGGTGATATCGTTCCAGATCCAGAACCATGCCTCGGTGTCCTCATCCGTCCAGCGGGCCAAAATCACGCCGGGGTCAAAGGCACCCAGATTTGCCCCGCCGCTCACCACGGCAAAAGCGTCCAGATCAAAAGCGGCGGTCTCAAAATTGCCCAGCTGCACCAGAAACTCGGTCTCGGTGCGCAGGGGCAGGGGCTTCATGCCCAGATTGTAGGTCAGGGCGGTGCAGTCCGCAATAGCAAGGTCCCGCTCTGCGGGTTCCAGGGGCTTTGGGTCAAAGCCCTTCACCACCCAGGCGGCATACCCGATGCGGGGCAGGTCGGCCAGCCAGGTGACGATCTGGCCGGTGACCTCGCCGGGGCACTTTTCCTTGGGGATCAGCAGGGCCCAGCCGGCACCGGACAGGAAAAAGCAGTCCCGGAGCTCCCGCTCGGTGCGGATGATCTTGATGCCGCCGCCCTTATAGCTCTTTTTCATGAGCCGGATCAATGCTTTGTAATCGAATTTCATTCAAACAACGCCTCCCGTTCCGCGTCCTCTTCACTGCCGGCGGCAGTGGGGTTGATGGTGTTTTCTTCTTCCAGCGAGGACATGATCTCCCCGCAGACGGCATACAAAGGGGTGCCCATCTGGGCCAGCGAAGCGTCGGCGGCCACGGCATTGCCAAACCATTTCAGGTACATGGCCCGCACGCTGTCCGCAATGAACTGCGCCTGCTGGGCACAGGCCTGTGCCGGGGCAAGCAGCCCTTCGGCGTCCTCCTGATACTGCCGCAGCCGGGCCTGCGCTTCGGCGGCCTGCTGCCGGGCTTCCTGCACGGCGTTGCGGGACAGAGCCTCCGCCTGCCGCTTCACTTCGTCCTTGTCCACAACTCCGGTGATGGGCTGCTTTTTCAGGGCGTCCTCGGCTTTGTGGGCGCGGGCTTCGGCCCTGCTTTGCATCTTCCAGGCTTCCTCTTCCCGGGCTTCGGCAGAGTCGGCGCGCTCTTTCAGCTTGGCGTTCTGCTCGGTCAGGCCCTGAACATCCGCAAGGGCGGCATCCCGCTGGGCTTCGACATCTTGAATGTGGCTTTCCGCCCAAGTAGCCCGATTCTGGGCACCCAGCAGCTTGTCCCGCTCAGCCTCGGCAGCATCGGCCCGCTCTTTCTCGGCTTTGATCTGGGCCAGCAGGTCCTGATACTCCTTGTTCGTGGAAACCTCACCGTTCTTGACCTTCTCCACCAGCTCCACCGGGGCGCTGGGCTTTGCCACGGCGTACAGCAAGGTGGGCGGCAGGGCTTCCAGAATGGCCCGCTGGCGGGGGCTGCTGCCGTCCATCAGAGCAGAGACCTGCAGCAGTCGGTAGGCACTATCCTTGGTGATGCCGATAGACAGGCACCAGCTTTTGAACGTATCTTCGCTGTGCTGGTTATTTCGAGCTTTTCGCATTGTGCGACAAGCTCCATCTTCACCGTTGTCCAATTGTTGGACAACGGTGCCACATAGTGCATCATGGGCGGCGGCAATGGCATTGCCCATGTGGACAAGGCCGCGCTCGGCCAGCTTTTTGCCGTGCTGGTACTCCTTTTCTGCAAAGTGCAGGTCATCCACCGTCTGTGCATCCAGCCCGGAGTAATCGAACGCCGGGCGGATCTCGTCCGGGATCATGGTCAGGGGCTTGCTTTGCAGAGCGTCCATGCTGTCCATGCTTTCCAGCGCAGCGGCTGCGTCCAGTTTGGAGGGCATCATACCCGCACCTCCGTTTCCTTGAGCCGGTCGAGCATCTCGGCCTGCAGGTCCTTGCTCAGCGGCTGCAGGGTGTTGTTCCGCCAGCCATAGCACAGGATGGGGCCGTAGATGTTCTGGCCGCGATATGTACGGCACAAACCTCTGCCATAAATGCCGTACACCAGCACTGCCGGCGTGCGGGGCAAAACCTTCTGTTCACAGGGGCACTGCAGACGGGCCTCGATGCCCTGCAGGGTGTCCGGCAGAGAGGTGACTTCCGGGGACTTGCCCGGCTCGATCAAAATACCTTTCATTGTGGTTCCTCCGTTGTATAACCATGTTTGACGCAGAGCTTTTCCAGTTCGATGTAGGTAAGATCGTGCAAAAACCGGACGTCGTGCTGGAAATCCATGGAGCGTGCGTCCGATAAAACGCCGAGGATCTCCAGTGCCGCCAGTGCCTGGCCCAATTCTCTTGCGGGTCGGCCGAGAATCTCGGTGCGGCAGTCCTTCTGGTAGTCCGGATCTGCGATATAATACCGATCCGGGCGCAGGACTCCGTCGGCAAAGCCACGCTCCAGATTACTTGCGGCCATGGAGAGTGCTGCGGCCGCTTTGTTCAGTGCGGCCAGCTGCTCATAGATCAGGCCGGAGTGCCATTCGGGCACATTCTTGATGTACTGCAGCAGACTTTTCTGCTTTTCTGTCAGCATTTTCTTGTAAAAACCTCCAAAGTGTGTTATTCTTCGGGGTGATAGCGTTGTCCATACCTATCACCCCCTTGGCTCGTCCGTGCTGCGAACACGGGCGGGCCTTTTTGTTGTGCGGGGCAGGCTGTCCACCTCGCTGCGCGGGATGAGCTCCCGCTGGCAAATGTACTTGACGTGCTGCCTGCCGTCCTTGAGCCAGTGGCAGACGGAAGCGGCAAAACTGTTGGCGCTGGCGTAGCCCAGCCGCCGGGCGCACATGGCAGCCGTGCCGCTGGCCAGCAGGTCACCGCTCTTGGCGTCCCAGACCGTATACCAAAAGGCATTGTTGACAAAGTCAGCCATGGGGGATGTCCTCCATGAGCCGCAGCACACCTTCCAAGTCCTCAAGCACAAGAACATAGACCTCAATTCGTGCTTCGAGCTTGTAAAGCTCAGACGCCCAGCGGGTCGTTGTCATAGCATTGCTGTCTTGCTGGCAGAGCTGCCCGTACTTCTGCTGCAGGCTCTCGACGTACTCCTTGGCGGTCATGCGTCGGCCTCCTTTGTGAGCTTAAGGACACGGTCGAGGATTCTGCCCTGTGCCTCAAGCGTCCGGACAGTGCACTTAAGCGCCCAAATTTCGGCGTCCAGCAGCTTGTCCTTTGCGTAGAGCGCCAGAGTGTACAGCAGGTTGATGAGCTTCTTTTTCAGCATCAGCCCACCTTCTTCCGGCTCTTCACGGTATTCTGGGGCTCCTTGTGGACTTTCCGGCGGGCCTGCTCCTCGGCGTCCTGCACGGCAAAGCTGATGCGCATCAGGGCAAGGGCCGCCAAAATCAGCACCATGGCGGTGATGAACTGGCTGTCCGAGATGGTGCCGCCCACCTGCGCGGTGCCCTCAATGCCCAGGGCATACAGCAGGCCCGCGCCCAGACTGGCGGCTGCCAGCACCTGCAAAACGGTGGATTTGATTTTCATGCAGTTTCTCCTTTCTCGACGGCGGGGAAGAAATACTCTCCAATCTGCTCCTGCGGGATGTGAAGCGCGCGGCAGATGCCGTCAATCTCTTCCCAGTTCCATGTGCCGCAGCTCTCCGGCGCGGCAAAGCGCTTGCGCAGCGTGCGGGGCACGATGCCCGCCTTTGCGGCCAGCTCATCCGTGGTGATGTCCTGATCTTCGGCCAGCCGCCGGAGTTTCAGAAACTGTTTCTTTGCCATGGGTCAGTCCTCCTTTCATGCCACGGGGCGGCTGTCCAGCTTTTTCAGACTGGCCACCAGATTGATGGATGCCGCAGCGGTCTCCATCTGCTCGAATGCGTCCTCGTCCATGTCCTTGCACATGGAGTGGATGCGGATCACGCGCTCTACGTCCTGCTGCGTCAGGCCATACATGGCGGGGTCCAGGGAATTGTTCTTGCGTGCCATACTAAGCACTCCTTTCTGTGGGTGGCTCCCACGACCATCCCGGCGGCGTCACCGGAATGGTTTCGGCCGCTGCCATGCAGCCATCATCGGGTGGGTTGTTGGGTGCTCCCTTCTGCGGTATACTTGAGCGGAAGGGAGTGTAAAAAATGCTGGATGTAAAAACGCTGAAGGTTCTGGAATTTCTGAACGAGCATCAGGATGAAGCTCTTTCCATTTATCAGATGGGAAAGTACGGCATGACAGTCAACTTTGAAACCATGCAATGGCTGACGGATAAGAACATGGTTTTTCGCTATGAAGATGAGGATGCATTCCGATATGAGTACGGAGAACCGGAGTATACTTATCAAATCAATGCTGGTGGCCGTCAGGCGCTGGCAGAACAAGAACACTTTGCAGAAATGGAAAAGCGTGCTATCAACGCAGAAGCGCGGGCGGATGAAAGCCTTCGGATATCAAAACTCAGCCTAGCCGTTGCTATCATCGCCATAATAGCAGCGTGGCTAAAATGACGGCCAGCAAAGAAGCAATGCTGAATGCCATCGACTGCCGCAGTAGCGAGTCTGTTCGCTTTTCGCTCTGGCGGATGCGTTCCCAGTAGGCTTCCTCTTCCGCTTCCATCTTTCGGTCGAGTTTTTCAACTCCACGGCGGAGTTGTTCCTGTTCTTCCGGTGTGCGGGGATAGTGATTCATCTTCTTCACCTCCCTTCGGGTTGACTTGGTTGGTGCAATCAGCAACGATTTGTTGACTGCACAACAAGTATAAGTCATTAAACAACATTTGTCAAGAGCATATTTGTTGATTTTTCCAACAAAACGTCTTGACGTTCTGATTTGTACCTGCTATAATGATGGCGAAGGAGGTGAACAAAATGACGATAGGCGAACGAATTAAAGAAGTTAGAAAAAATGAAAAGCTGACTCAACAAGAGTTTGCTGACCGGCTGAACCTTAAACGGAACACCGTCGGCAGCTACGAGGTTAATGTCGTTGAACCCAGCGACCGTACTATTAAAGACATCTGTGATAAGTTCGGCGTCCGGGAAGCATGGCTGCGCACCGGTGAGGGCGAAATGTTCGTGCAGGACACCCAGTCCGAGCAGGTGGCGGCCTTTCTGGCTGACCTGACCAAGGATGACAGCGACACCTTTAAAAAGCGTTTTATCGAAATGCTGGCAGGCCTGAGCCCGGCAGACTGGGAACTGCTGGAACGCATGGCCGAAAAAAAAAGAGGAAAGCCCGTAAAGGCTTCCCTCGCATGGTGGCTGGCGGCTCATCCGATCAGGTGGCTTGCGTACACCCACACAAGTCGCAGCTGGCGGAAATCGGCTTTTTCCAGCAATTTCAGAATGGCATTGATGTAATCTTGTCGTGTCATGTGGCAATCCTCCGATTCGGTTTTATGTCCAAGAACATTATACAACCATTCGGCGTTAATTGCAACAACTTTTGACAACTGAAAACAAACGAAAAAATCGCAGAAATCTGGGATTTTTTCAACAGAAAAAAGGAGAGAATCATGAAAAAGTCAGTAAAAAGGCTTTTAGGCGTTGTTTTTACACTGACGCTGATGACGATTCTCGCATGCGGTGCCTTTGCGGCAAAGCCTGCGGTCGAGCTCACCGACGTCTATTTTACGGTAGACGATTTTGACGGCGTCAGCCCCACGGTCTGCTTCCGGAATAATTCAAACAAAACCATTAAATACGTTACGTTCACGCTGGTTCCGCTTAATGCGGTCGGTGATAGAACTTCCTGCACGATCAGCGGCCGTTCGACGGTGACGGCCCAGGTAGTAGGGCCGATTGCTCCGACAAGATTTGACCGAACGGTCGCAAACACGGTGACTTCTCCCGCGTCCATGGGGGATTTTGGACCGTTCCAGGCACAGCAGCAGCTTGCAACGAACTATTACTTTGGCGCAGAAGAGCGCAACGGGCATAGAATCTTTTTGGACAAGGACGGTAATGCCTATTATGCTGATTCTTACACTCCGTCCTCTGTTCTGTCCGTGATTGATCATTCCAAGACGCAGGGTCAGTTGGATTCCACTACTTATCTGACAGATGACGAACTTCAGAATGCAATTTACAATGCAGCAGTGGAATGGGATTGCCTTTGGTACAACAGCACGATCGACGAGATTGCCGTGACTAAGGCGGATATCATCTATATGGACGGAAGCAAAGAGACCGTCAATCAAAAAGCCCTGTATTCGGGTCACTTCAGAAGCGACCCGACGAATCAGCCTTACTATGTGCTGACCAGCAAATACGCCCCTGTTTACGATTATCAGTATTACAAAGAGCACAACGCCGATCTGGCTGCCCTGTTTGGAGATAACCAGTGGAAGTATCTGGAGCATTTCGTAAACAGCGGCATGAAGGAGGGCCGTCAGGGCAGCAGTACATTTAGCCTTGCCGCCTACAAAGCAAATAATCCTGATCTGGTTGCCGCTTTTGGCGAAGATAACCAGAAATACTATGAGCACTATATCTCTTCCGGCAAGAGTGAAGGCCGGAAGGCATCCTGATTTTTGAATAAACAAAAACGCCCCACCGGCGGCAACCGGCAGGGCGTGAAAGAATGGCTTGCTCACGAGGAACAATCCAATCCAGCAGTTGTATTGTACCACCTCCGGGCAGGCTTGTCAAAGTGTACCCATGGAGGTGTATTTTTATGGGATTGCGAACGAATACAGCGGTCTGGCTGCCGAACCAGAACCGCTGGCAGATCAAGGTGCAGAAGGACGGCGTGCGCCGCACCTTTACCAGCACTAAGCCCGGCCGGACAGGCCAGCGCGAAGCGAACCGCAAGGCGGACGTCTGGCTGGACGAGGGCATCAGCAGCACCACAAAACGCTGCGCAGACGTGTGGGCCGAGTACATGATTTCGGTCAAAGCCACGGGTGGCACCAGCAACATCGAGCAGGTGGAGAAGTTCGGGCGCAACTACATCCTGCCGGTGATCGGTGCGCGGCGCATCGGCGACCTGACCACCGGCATGCTGCAGGACGTGCTGAACCGCTCCTATAAGGAAGGCTGTCTGAATCCGGACAGCAAGCGCAAGAGCCGGGGCAACCTGTCCCGCAAAACGCTGCAGGGCATCCGTGGCGTGGAGGTGGCCTTTGTCAAGTGGGCGCGCCAGCATAAATACACCTCCCTGCGCCCGGAGGACGAGGATCTGACCGTGCCGAAGGGTGCCCGCCTGAAGGGCCGGAAAATCCTGCAGCCGGACAGTCTGCGGGTGCTCTTATCCACAGACACCCGTGTGGTGCGTGGAAAAGTGGAGCAGGACGAGAACGTGCACGCCTACCGCATCGCGGTCATGACCGGCTTGCGCCCTGGTGAGCTGCTGGGCCTGCGTGTGGGCGATCTGGATGGTGACCGGGTGCACATCGGGCGGGCCATCAACCGCCAGAACGAAGAGACCAGCGGCAAGAACGAGAATGCCATCCGAACGGTGGTGCTGCACCCTCTGGCTGTGGCCGAGATCCGCGCCCAGATGCAGCAGCGCACGCAGGAAGAGGAACGCCCCTTGCGGGATGATGACCCGTTGTTTCTGCTGTCCAACCAGCAAAGCCTGTACAACTACTGGAAGTTCTACCAGCGTTGCAAC